TGCCACCGACTAAATGGCAATAATAATGTGTCGGTATTTCTTTCATTTTAAATAGTTTTTAAAGGGTTATTTTAAATATAGACCTGTGGTTACTTGTTGGTTGTATTTACCGCCTTCAACTCCGTATAGAATGGATAATCTCTTTATTTCCTCTTCGGTAAGAGATTTGGATTTTTTTTGTTCTGGATGATAGATACCTGAACGAATTATATATAAGCTAAAAAAGGTTTCTTGCATTGCCTCACGGCGTTTATTTTTAGTTTTAGTAGTTCGACAGCGGTTCACTACAGGTAAGCCGTGTTGGCGCCATTGTTGGTTTAGATGTGGTTTGAAATAACCATAAGCACTATCTAATGTTACCCAATCTAAGTAAGGCATCTGTATTGCTATCTCTTTTACACCACTATCTTTAATGCGATAGATTTTATAATTTTTCTCTTTGAAAAAGTATTCGATTAGTTGTATAAGCAACCACTCGTCCAAGTTAGAAGCATACTTAAAGTAGTATTTTTTTTCGTCTATACTATTAAGTTCGTCTTCTGAAATGTTGTACTTATTAAGCAACTTATTTAGCATTTTCTCGGCTGATTGCTGTTCTCCTGCTATGCCTCGTTTTACAAGTTCATAGACTTTTGTGATTTTTTCTTTTATTTTGTCGTTCATATTGTAATTGTTTTAAAGGTTATCCTTTAGCTTCTTCTGAAAATTCTAAGCTGTCGATTTCGTAGGTGTAGTGGGATGGTGCTCCATCATCGCCTACATCGGCAACGAGTTCTATAGCTTCTTTGTAGGGGTGATTGGTTAGAGGGTCTTCGTCCTCACTATATACCATTCCTTCTTTGTACATAGATTGTAGTTGCTGTGCTACTTTTTCGGGTACTTCACCGCTAAATCTAACTTGGTATGTTACTGTTATACCTAATTCGTCAATTGTTACTTTTTTGTTTTCCATTGTATTTTGTGTTTAAAAGGTTATTAGTCAATTTCTACTTCGTATGCCCAATCCATAGCATCTCTTTCTCTTATGTTGTAAGCAAGCCAATCAAACGCTTCTGGATACTTGCTACTTTCACAATCTTCAACAGAAAATCCATAGTCTGCCATTTTATCCAATTGTTCAAATACTTCATCGGAGACTTCTACATCTGATAAACCTACACTGTAGGTTACTTTTACGGTTAAATCTTTGATTGTTCTCATTTTCTTTGTGTTTTAGTAATTAAAAACTTTCTTTTTCAACATTTATTGTAATGTTATCTTCATTGAAGTACTTAATGACGTATATCGTCTTTCCTTCACGGAGGATAACAGAAGAGGGTAGTTTGCCAATTTGGTTGCGGAAGTAATGAAAGGTGTTGTATATGCCTTGTTTAAAATACCTCACATTTCTTTTAGCCTTATTGAGTTCCTCTTCTAATTTTGTAACTTTTTCTTCTGCTTTTACAGTCAAATTGCACAAACGCAATAGCTCTTTTTTTGCTGCTTGAGGGTTTCCATTAATCCTATCGCAGATTGAGGAGTAACTTATATCATAATCGTCTATTTCCATTGTATTTTGTGATTAAATTGTTATACATTCCACTCTTCTTTTGTTAATTGCTTGCCACAGTCCTTGCAGAATAAGGCAGTTACTTCTACCGTAACGTAGTGGGCAAGGGTGCGGAGCTCTTTATACTTGTGGGGGCAGGTGTTTAATGACGAATGACGAATGACAAATGACGTGTCGGACGTGGTAGAACTGACACCCGACAGCTGACACCTGCCCCCTTTTTTACTTTCTTTCATAGCGTTGGGTGAGCATTTTCTCGAATATGTTATTGACTTTACCTACTTCACTAGGGGTGAGGTTTTGGAGGCTTTTTTTAAAGGGGTTTTTGCTTGAGCAGAACCATTTGCCAAGACGTTTGATGTCGGCATACTTGGGGTTGGCTTCGTCGCGCCAACCGAGTTCGTGGCATAGGGCTAATAGCTTGGCGTGTTGCTTGTTTTCGATATTAAAGTAGGCGTGCATCTCGAAATGGTAACCAAGGTGCTGGGCGAGGGCGAAAAACTCATCTTCTGTTAGGTTTTTGGTGCTGGGGAGCTCTCTGCCAATAAAGCTACATACAAAGTGTAGGCGGGCTTCTCTGTCCTTAAAGCGTTTGCCTAAAAGGGTTTGGAGGATACGTATTTGGTGGGGTTTTATTGTGGTTTCTTTTTTCATTTTTAAACGGTGTTTAAAAGTTATTTAAAAAGCTCCTCGCCTTAGTGGGTCTCATAAAAGCGTCCTCTTATTACTAACGGCATACTAAGGGCGGAGGAGCATCTTTTAGCTACCGAGATAGCTAAAAGTGTAGTGTTATGCGGTGGGCTGCTCTTCATACTTTTCGTGTACTGGGAAGAGGTGCTTAATATCAGTACCAGGAGGGAAATCTACCGATGAGAGCGATAAAGGTATGTTACACTTTTTGCCTTGCTCGTCGAGGGTGTTAGCTTCGATATAAAAGGCAGAACGTTGTGGGCGGTAGGCTTGGGCGATGATGGTTACGGCATCGGTGAAGGCGGGGTTATCAAATTCTTTGGCTACACGGGTGAGTTCGAGTACGCGGGAGGCTTTGAGGTTGCCTTTGGCGTCTTTCTTGAGCAGGCGGTTGATAACGGTTACGAGTTTGGCACTGTCGTCGTCTTTAGCGAGTGATGATATAAAGTCGCGGACTTTTTCAATGCCTGCATTTACGGTATCATCCCAGTTGTCGATGACGCGGAATCCGTAGGTGATGGTGTTGCCGTGGGTATCGGTGAAGGTGTGGCTTTGTTGGTCGCCTTTTACTTCGTAGACTTCGTTTTTGGTGTCCAAGAGAATTTTTAGAGCTTCAAAAGTATGCAATTTCACCTCTGCCATTTGCTCGGAATAGGTTTGCAGCTTACCGATGATTTGCGGAATTGCTTCATTGACGAGGGCTTTGTATGCTTCGCGGTTTTCGTTTTGTGCTTGCTCGCGGCGTTGTAGTTCTGCTTTGAGCTCTTCGGCGGTGAGTTTACTTAAATCTACTGTCATAATTGATAATTGTTATTTGTTAATATCTTGTTACTTTGGCTTTGTATAGGGGGTGTGCGGTTAGTGGTTGCCATTGGTCGTTTTCGTCTTGCCACTGTAGTTCTAAGGTGTCGGGGTCGTAACGAAAAGCGGGTGGCAGCCAGCGTTTTCGCTCTGTCCAACCTTGTAGCTCTTGGACTAAGGCGGGTACTTTGTCGGTTTTACCTGCTCGGAATTGGCAGGTTTGCATCCGTTGCTCGAAGGTGAGTATTTGTACGAAAGTGTCGAGCGATAGGGCTTTGGTGTATGCTAAAAATCTGCTATTCATAGTTGTTATTTTGTTACTAATTTTCCGTATTCTTTGAGATCTGACCACCATCGCACGCTATCACCGCTGATGCCTTGGGGAAGGTATCGCACGGGGCGTTTTTGTTTTTTGGCGGTTTTGAGGAGCTCTTGTGCGTGCTCTCTCATTTTGCGATTGATATACTCGTAGTCGCTTATTTCGTTAGGTTCTATTCTCATCTTGTGTTCGGTTTATCTTCGGTTAGTGTTCGGTGTGAGCCGCACGGGCGGTTATTTTCTTTATCAGTACGCTTGGGTAGTAGTCTAAGATGTTGGCGGCATAGAAGCTAATGAGGTCAAGCATTTCTTCTGGAATATAGATGCTGATGTCTTGTCCGTAATGTCGGTGTATGGCTTGCTCGACAAGGGCGTACCATTGGTCGTCGTACCAGTTGATTAGGGTGTCGTGGCGGGTGAGGGTTTTGAGTTGTAGCCCCCGAACCCCCGAAGGGGGACAAGCTAAAAGGTGGATACACCAATCTATATAGAACTCATAGCGGAGGTTTTCGTACTGGAGGTAGGTGATCCCTAATTGGTGGGCAAGGGCGTGGCGATAGGTGATTTGTTGGGGTATTGTATTCATAGGTGTTAGGGTGTTTTTAAGAGTTTAAATTCGCGTTCTTGGGCTTTTTCGGCTGAGATGAGATAGGGCTCTAACTCATTGGCTCCAGTACGTGTCTTTTCGATGTAGGCTCGAAAGTCTTTGACGAATATACGGTTTTGACTAAGCCAATAGAATTTGTTGGCAACGGCTCCTTTGGGGTTCCCCTTACTGTCGGTTTGTGATATGCCAATAAAGAGAGTGTTAGGAAATGCTTCGATGAGCTTGTTGTATAGGCTTGCGGGCTTGCCGTCGAAACACTCTTGTATGCTGTCAATAAATACTATTTTAGGTTGTTGTGGACGGTCCAGGCGTAGCATCATTTTATCTACATATTCTTTTTGTACAGTGTAACGTTTTCGGTGCTGTTTGAGCCCGTAGCGGTCGAGGTTTTCAATGAGTGATAGGCTGCCACACTCTTCTAAGGAGTTGTATAGTACCTTTTCTTTTTGGCAGAGTTCTTTCATTAGCTGTAGGGCGTAGGTGGTTTTGCCGTGCCCTGAGTCGCCATAGATAAGGAGGCTGCCGCTTCTTTCTACCTTGCCGAGATGGTCTGTCCATTGTGGCGATAGGTCGATTGTTTTGTACTTTTTGCGCGCTAAATCTTCATAGGTGTAGGCGCGGGGTATGATTGTTTTTTCGTTATTTTCCATCATTGAGTTGTTGTAGGCGTTGCTTTTCAATTTCGGTGCGTACTTTTCTGAGGCTTCCTGCGGTGTTAGCGTACATTTGTGCAGGGCTGATAGTTGAGCCATTAGCTTGGCTTACTTGGGCTATTTGGGTGAGGAGGAAGGCTTCGATGGCTTCTTTATCGGACGGAGGACTTACACGGCTGTATTTGGAGCCGTAACGGTCGAATATTTCGGCATAGCCTACTTTTTTAATACCCTTATTACGGTCGATTTTAGCCTGCAAGCCGTCTGCTCCCATCATATACCAACCGCATACGTATTCGGTAGCATTCCAAAGGCTTTTGAGTTCCAAAAAGGCGTGGTATTCGAGGTCGCCAGCTTCGTCTAATATCACTAATGGGGTTTCAAGTTGTTTGAGGTAATACACCAAATCTTCATATACTTCGGCATATCGTCCTGTATAGGTAATGCCAAACTCTTGTGCGATTTTGCGTATAAGTTTTTGTTTGGTTTTTACTTGCGAGCAATCTATATATACGGCGTTTTTATTTTTGCTTACATATACTTTGGCGGTGTGTGTTTTGCCTATACCTGCGCGGTCGCATAGGATAGCCGAAAGCGAGCGTGTTTGGCAGGCGGTAAGCTGGCTGTAGATGTACTGAAAGGTTTCGGTCTCTACGGTTACCCAAGGAGCTTCATCGCGGAGTTGCACTTGTAGTTTGCGGGCGATACTTATCCATTTGGCATCGGATAGCACGCCATCGCGTTCACCTTTCATTACACGGTTGTACTGGGCACCATTGATACCAAGACTTTTGGCGTGGTGAGTGTCATAGCGGTAGTTTTGTCGGTTTTCGGCAATTGCTTGTACGATTTTTTCTTTTAGGGCTGTGGTTATCATAAGTCTAATAATGCTTTATTTATGGTTTCTACTTTTGTTTTGCTGTACTCTTGATAGTTGAGTGCGGGTGTCTCGGTGTAGTCTACTGGTGTGTAGTCTACTTCGGTAGCGGTGGGTATGGGTGTGGTGAGGCTTCCTAAGCGGTTGAGCTTTTGCAGTGATTGGGTACGTACCATTTGGTCGAACTGGGTAACATAGCTCATTGCTTCAGCATATTGTTGCTCATCGTGCTGAGTCCATTCGGCATTAGCGCGGTTGAAGGTAGGCACTGGGCTACAAGTGCAAAGAAAGGCTCCATTTTGATATAAATATACTTCGGTAATACCGTCTTTATTAGGCAAGTAATAGGCTTCTACTTGGTAGTTGTTGGGGGCTAATAAGGTAAGTACTTGTGGGTTGGGTAGTTGGTATTTTTGGTATTGTACGGTTACGTATTGGCTACGGCGTATGGTAGTAGTGGTGCATTTGCCTATGTATTGGGCTAAAAGGGCTCGGTTGAGTTGTGGCAAATTAGGATTTACATTCTCTAAAAATACCTCCAAACGTGTCTTCCCAGGGAAGCGTTGTTGGTCGGGGTGGGGTTGGTTGTTGTATAGAGTTTGCTCTTGGAGTTCCATTGCCACAATATCATCATAAGAGGCTTTGGCTTCTTTGTAATTGTTGTTGAACTCATCGAATATCTTCTGTTGCGTGGTGCGGTTGCTATCACGGCGGGCATAGTGGCGACCTACGTTTTGGTGTCTGTCTTTCTCTATACCGTATTTTTTACCTCGTATCATTGTCTCGGCATACTTCTCTTGTGAGTTGGTAGGGTTACAGAACCGCACAAAGGGGAATAGGTTGTTGGCTTTCAGTAGCCCGTCGGCAAACTCTCCTGTTAGGTGTCGTTCTACTTCTATCTGCATTGGAGTACCCAAGCCGTAGGAAGTAGTAAATTGAAACATTGAGCGAAAGCAGTCTAAGAAAAGCTCGGTGTCTTTTTTCTTGCTGTGAGCAATACCTATAAGGGCGGTGCTCATCACATCGTAAGCATAGTATGCCATTACTTTGGTGCCGTCGGGTAGCTTGGTGTGCATTATATCGCGGTCATCAAGGGTTATTTTACTCATTGAGTAGAGCGGTGCGTGGCGGTGAACGTGAGGGCGCAACTTGTGGCTAAAATCGTACTCGCCATTGCGGGCTTTGGCTATGATAAGCTGATTTTCGGCTTTGCTAAGCCATAGTTTTACGGTGCTTTCAGATACTTCTAACAGGTTGCCATTCTCATCGCAAAAATCGTCTACATTAAAGAGTTCGCCCGTAGCGCGGTCGAAAAGTTCTATTTCGCCGTATAGAAACTGCTTGTAAATATCATAAACCGAACTGATGTAAGGTTTATTAGGCATACAGCAGATGGATATAAAGAGGCGTTCCATTGTAGGGGTTACTATTTTGGCATTGTCGGAGCCCTCGCCCTTGTGAATGAAGGTAGCGTAACGCTCGGTAAGGAATTGGTTGTATTTGCGTTGTAGGCTTCGTGGGTTGTTAGGTAATGAGAAACTCCACTTTTCTGGGTTTAGCGCATTCACGGCTTCGCTTATATTTTGCCATATTTGGGTTTTGCGCTTGCCAAAGGCTTTAGCTGTGAGCGGGCGGCTTTTAAGTAGCGTTTCGATAGCACCCAGTATCATAGCGGAGGTGGCTTTCTCCCTCTGCTGTGGGAGGGGGAGTGATTTGCCGTTAGGTTTGCGGTGCTCGGCAAAGAAGTTGATGGCTTCGGGATCGGGTACAATATACTCTTCTAATACATTGGTAACGATGTGAGCCTCTTCGGGCTTGCCGAGCATACGCACGCAAAATTCTTTAACATTCACACCTTTCACTACGGGGAGGCTCTCAAAGGCTACCCACGCTTCATTACCTTGTCCTTTGCCCGCTTGGGTAACTTGGAGCTTACCACGAGCGCATAGCTTTTTGTAGTACTCATAAGTAACTACCTTCCAATCGCTATAGAGCAGGCGTGCGGGGATAGATAATATGTTATTTTGGAATGCGTACATTTTAGTATCTTTGCGCTTTAAATTAATGAATTATGAATAACGAAATTTCAACTATTGCCTATGCTAATTCAATAGCATTAGGGGCACGTTTTGAGGCTTTTGAAACATTCTTTTGGAACTGGTTAAAAACCATAGAGGGCGATGAGAATGCCATCTATTTTAGAAAACTGTTTTTAGAACTTTTTGCCCAGAACGTACACGGTTTATTTGCTCTAATGCCCACTTCTCTTGAGAACGAGACCGTTCGGAACTTCCTGCAAATGAAATTAGAGGAAATAGAGGAGCATCGGAAGGCTCTTGATGACTTACTTCCTTAATAGTAGGGTAGTACTTCACTGGCTTGCGGTACTCTATTTTTTCGCGTTTCACTACTATACCTAAGAAGGTAGTGCGTATTTCTCTGCCGATGATAAGGAATTCATCATTGATTAGGTAAATGGTTTTTACTTTCATTTTAATAGGGGTTAGGGTTTAGTTTTTATAACTTCTACGGCATACATACCCTCGTCGGTATAAAAGGTAAGGGCGAAACGCCTGCCGTAGGCTTCTTTAATCATTTGTTGTACTTCGGTATGGTCGAAAGCCTCTTGATAGCTTTCTACTTCAATACTGGGCACTACACCTGCTACATTGTAGCTAATTTTGCCTTTGCGGATACGTTGTAAGTGTACTTCTACATTCATTTTAAATAGGGTTTAAAAGGTTTTTAATGTTGTTATGCTTCATAAAGTTTTAACTCTAATTGTACTACTTGTGGCAGTCCTTGGACCTTGGTAAGTTGCTGATAACCGTTTTTGAGTTGCAAAAGGGCTTCGGCAAACTCTCTATTGATGTACCACTTGCCTTCGGCGGTGCGGTAGAA